TCTTTTCCGGAATTGTTTACTGCCATATTGAAACTAGATTGCATATCTCCGCTCATTTTATTATACTGTTTGGTATAATCTTCCATTACTTCAACCAATTTTTTAACAGCTTTTACTTGCTTGTCAAGATCTGAAGCGGCATTAATACTATTAACAAATTCAGCTATGCCGCCTAAGCCTTCACCTAAGTTTGCTAGTTTGGTACCATCAATGCCTTCAAAGTTTTTAATGCCTTCAGCCATTTGTTCGAAGTTATTATCACCTCCGAATAAGCTACCGACCCATTTAGAAAAACCTTCCCAAGCACCGTCACCAGTAAATTTACTTGTACCTTCATATAGTGCCGCTATCCCTGGACCAACTTGAGCAAGTGCTGACGCATTAACACTTTCAAATGCTTTAAGTGATTCTGCTAAATTTGGTAATGCTTTTGCATCCATTAACTCTGCTATTTTTCCACCTATAGCAAATTTTAATAATGCTCCTGACAAGTCGCCCATTATGCCAGCCATCTCTTTTAGATTAGCAACATTTTTAATTTCAGACAAGTCTTTCATTGCTTTCGCAACGGCATCAACTCCTGCACCAGCATTTTTAATTCCTTCACCTGCAAGATTAATAGCATACCCAGTACCAATAAACAATCCTGCAAGAACTGCCGCTCCAATTGCCGTTGGACCATTAGCAAATGCTTTTAATATAAGGGCCAATCCTAAGAGAGCAACAGGAATTATCATCCCTGTGGCAAGTACGGCCGCAACTGCTCCGCCTACTAACCAAATGTTATCTGATAATGTTTTAAACCAACCTTCACCACCTTCAGCATCTGCTATTTCTTTATCAAAGCCAACAATTTTAGCTTTAACCTCATCTAATGTTACAATTGTGCCGTCAGCCATTCTCTTACTAGTAACACCCATGCTTTCCATTTCTTTTTCAATTTCTTTCCAGTTTGCACGTTCTGTTTTAGCTTTTTCAACTGCCGCATTTTTTTCACCTTTACCAAAAATCATATTTTTGACCCAGTCAGGAAGCAAACCTTTAAGATTTTCAAGAGGTTTTTTAACATTGTCGTCCCATAGTTTTCCAAAATCTGTTTCTTTTAGCCAAGTAATCATTCCTGATATTCCATCAGTTACGCTTTTTATGATGCTTTTAATTTTCATCATACCTTCTTCACTACCTATCCAAGTTGTAACATCTCCAATTACTTTTACAACTTCGTCAAAGATTTTACTGTTAATTAATTCTTTCATAATAGTGTTACGCAAATCAACAATAACTTGTTGGAAGTTCATTACTTGTTTTTGCTCATCTTCCATTTGCTTTTTTTGATCTTCTTGTGCTTTAGCTAAATCACCACCAACTTTACCTGTTTGTGCCATAGCTATAGTTGCCAAGTGTGTTTTATCACCCATAGCCAAACTAGCTGAAATTACTCCTTCTTCAGTTTTCATTCTATGTTTAGCCAGTTCTTGACTACGTTTAATTTCATCTGCAAATGCTTCTTGACTTACACTTCCATCTTTTAATCCTTTAGCCATCTCACCTAGTCTAGGATTCAATAGCATCATTGATTTACCCATATCACTAATCGGCACACCACCAGTAGCGACAAGTTCTGCCATTGCATCACCCATTTCAGGACTTAAATTGCCAACTTGGGCTAGTGCGGCATTTAAGTTTGCTTTGGTTCCTTCGTCCATGTTGTGTAAAATTGCTGTTAATCGTTTATCATCAGCTTGTGCTTTTAACGCCGCCGCGGCCTCTTTTCTTGACATACCAGTAATTTTTGTTAACTGATCTAATTGCAACATATAATCTTGAGCACCTTTGGCTAGTTGTCTATTATTTCTGCCTTCTAGTAAACCTTGTGCTTTAGCATAATCAAGATATTCAGCAGTATATTCTGCTTGTTCATCAACAGTATAACCTAAAGCGGCAAACTGTTTGTCCATTGTTTTTACTTGTTTCATAACCCCTGCGAATTGTTGCATACCTGCTGTGGCACCACCAAAGACTGCTGAAAGGTTTTTAGATTGGGAACCCATTAATGCGGCAAAACTATCTATACTCATTCTTGCCTCTGCCGCGGCTAATTGTGTGCCAAATAAGCCTTCACCTAAATTACCGCCAACTTGGTTTATTTGTCTAGTTACATCAATTTGTTTGTCAATAACACTTACTAAGGCTTGAGCTGATTCCCCAACCATTCCACCAACTATTGGAAATTGTTTTGCTAATCCTGTTAAGTGTCGTGAAAAGTCTGATAAGTTAGTACCGGCACCAAATACTTCTTTAACCATGCCTCCAGCCGCACCGCCTATACCTGCGAACGCATTGTTCATAGCCGTTATAGCTGTATTCAGACCTTTTCTAAAAAATCCTAATTCTTTGGTAACTTTTTGTGTTGCTTTTGTTTCGGCTTGTTTACCGGCAGTAGCCTCTTTTTGGGCTTTTGCCATTTTCTTCAGTTCAGCTGTGCCTGTTTTTTGGGCTTTATTATATAAACCTTGAGCACCACTGCCACCGCCCTTGGCGGACATAGCTTTTACTAGCAATTCGAGAGTGGCTTCAGAGGCGGCATTACTAGTAATACCATCCATATTCCCGCCACGATATGTTACTTCTACCATAATTAAAACCCAAGTTAACTGTTCATTATAAATATTTGCATGAACTTAATATATTTATCCGGAGAAAAACATGGCTAATCAAATAACAATGCCGGGGAGTATTCCAGTAGGACCACAGACAACACCTCTTTCTCCTGGTGGAAACCAACCTCAAGTGGCTCAGTCTAATCCACTACAAAAATATTTTAGACAACCTAAACTTTATATATCTTTACCTAGTAAAGGTGCTTTTTATCCTATTGGTGCATTAGAAATGCCCGAAAATAAAGAAGTGCCTGTATATGCAATGACGGCAAAAGACGAGCTTGTCTTTAAAACGCCAGATGCATTATTAAATGGACAAGCAACTGTAGAAGTTATTAAAAGCTGTATACCAGCTATTAAAGATCCTTGGAATATACCAAGTATTGATTTAGATACAATTCTAGTCGCTATTAGAATGGCAACTTATGGTGAAAAATTAGAATTAACTACTAAAGTTCCAGGTACTGATCCTGTAATCGAAAAGACTTTTGATTTAGATTTAAGAAGAGTAATTGATAAATTTTCTGGTGTTGACTTTCAAAATGTGTTAACGCATAGCGATATGAAAATTACTATACGTCCTTCAAACTATAGAGAGTTTACAAAAACTGCAATTAAAACTTTTGAAGAACAAAGAATATTTGCCACAGTTAACAATACTGATATGAACGATGAAGAAAAACTTGTAAAATTTAATGAGTCTTTTGTAAAGTTAACAGGTATAACTGTTGAGACTGTAACAAATGCAATTGTACAAATTCAAGTTGGAGATCAAATTGTTGTAGATAGAAAGCATATTGAAGAATTTATTGCAAATGCTGATAGAGAATTCTATACTGCAATTGTAAATCATCTAGAAGTTGAACGAAATAAATTTGTTCTAGAACCTATTAAGATGGATGCTACTGAGGAAGAACTAAAACAGGGTGCTAACGCTCATTACGAAGTTCCTGTATCTTTTGATCAGTCAAATTTTTTCGCGTAAGGATTTCAACATTACCTCTTGATGAAATCCTAAGACAAGTCGCAGACTTAGATAACGAGGCAAAGCAAATGAGATATGAACTAGCTCAGTATTGCTGGTATATGCGTGGAGGTGTAACCCTTGACGAAATGTATGCTTCGAGTTATGAAGATCGAGAACAGTTTGTGAGATTAATTAAATCTAATATGGAAACGACTAAAAAGACTCATTTGCCTTTCTTTTAAGTCATGTAATCAGCGGTCTGCTGTTTTACTAATTGATCACGTGCTATTTTTTGTACGCCGGCTTTGGAAAGATCTGTTGCAAGTTGTGGTAAATTAACTTCACCACCTGCTTCTGGTTCTGCTGTTCCACCACCTTGTAATTGTGCTTTAACCTCATCTCCAACACCTGCTTTTGTAATTGCGTTTGCTAAATCATTTACAGTTTTATCTGTACCTGCTGTTGGTGTTGCTCCAGCGTTTGCACCTGCTTCTGGTTCTGCACCAGTATCTGTTTTAGGATCTGCTTTAGTAGGATCTGCTTCTGCACCTGCTTTAGTAGGATCTGCTTTAGATCCCGCTATTGCATTTAGTTTTTTGTTAAGCGGATGGTCAGGTCCTACATTCCCAAAATTAGGATGGGTCCAACCACCATTTCCGTCCGCTGTAAATTCTCTCTTGCTCTCTGGGTCTGTTACCTTTGTACCTTTTGGAGTAGGAGTACCTGCTTCTGCACCAGCTTGTCCGCCATCTGATGGAACTGTTTCGTTATCAGTAGGTGTTGCCACTTGTGCATCTAATTCTTTTTCTATCTCAGGTGTTGCTTTTTTGTTATTTGGGTCAAGCCATTCTCCACCTTGCTGAGTATATTCTTGACCATCAGACGCATCTGCTTTAGTTCCGTTCTCAATTCCGTTATCTGCTCCTTGGTTAGGTTTGACACCTTCTGGATCTTTTTTAGTTGTTGGTGGTGGTAAATCAACTTTAGTATTTGTTCCAATTGCTGTTATATCATCGTTGCTTAATCCTGCATCAGCTAATATATTAACAATAGATCCTGTGTCCATCGGTGATCCTGCTTTTTGCCAGGCTTTGTTAAGTTTGTTAGCAGTAACTTTGTTTCCTGCATCTTTCATACCTTGTTTAACGCCAGCTACTCCACTTGCTACTTTACCTTTAGCCCATTTACCTGCCGCACCTAAGCCTCTTTTTGCTTTAGCACCTAGTGTATTAGGATCTTCTAATCCGGCATCTTTAAACATATCCGTCTGTGTTCCTGATGCAGGCTCTTTTTTTACACCTAATTCTGCTAACATTCTGTGTAAGTCTCGTTTATATGCTTCTTGTGGGGTATCTTTTTTGCTAAAATCAAATTCGGTTTGATCACCTTTTTTAGGCTCCTGGGATTTTAAATCTGCTTTTGCAAGTCCTGCCCCGATTCCAACTGCCGCCGACGCTTTAACAATATTTGCTGTCGTGTTGTCAATTGCTGTTTCCATTGAACCCGATGCTATACCAGTATTCAGTACTTTATCAAATAATTCATCTTGCATTTCTTCAGGTAGAGCATCTAATGCCTTAGATAATTCATCACTCATTGGATTCGTCGTTGTTTGTACATCTACTAGTTTGTATACAGCATTGCCGTTAGCATCAACACCTGTAATTTCTGTTGTTACATAACCACTGTATACAGTTCCGTCCTCAAATGTTTTTGAGACCTCTGATTTAAAGGTTTCACCAACTTTTATGTCATCTGGAATACCGTCAACTTTTATATTGTCAGTTGATATTTCAGATGTCATCTCTGATGAAATATTTGTACCCATAAATTCTTTATTAGCTATTGCTCTTTCAAATCCTTGTACATCTTGTAGTGCATCAATTTGTTCTTGTGTCATACCAGCATCAAGAAACTTTTGTGTATTTTGTGTTAACCATTCGTTATCAGGAAAGTCAGCTGAATTAATACCTAAATCATTAAGTTCACTTGCACTTAATTCGGCTGTAACTTCAGTTGCATCTATTTCAGATCCGTCTATCTCTGAACCTGAGGTTGTTTTTTCAATATTAGCACCTGTGCCTTCAATGTCAAATTCGGCTTGCATATTGTCAATGCCATCAACTACATTTCCACCGCCATTGAGTTCAATAATCTTAGCATTAACTTGTTCCCATTGACCTTGAAGAATTTCTTTTGCTTCTGCATCAAGATCATGTGATCGCATTAATTCTTGCATCGCGCCTTGTGTTTGTATAAGTTCGTTGGCCGCAGTAGCATCAAGGTCTGCCATACTAGTTGCATCCATGGCAGATAATTTTGTTACATCAATTTCGCCTGAGGCATCGTTAATAAATGTATTTGAAATTTCTCCAGGTAACATTCCACTAATAGCATCTCCAAGGGCACCTATACCTGCACCAACTGCCGCCATCTTAGTTGCTTTACCTGTCGCTGTTGAAAGTTTTTCACCTTTTAATAAATCTCTAGTGCCACGTAATAAGAAACCTACTGCCGCACCGCCGGCTGGACCAGTGGCAAACGCCGCCGCGGCTGTTAAGATAGCTACTGCTAAACTTGCCTTACCCGGATTTGCTTTTGCCCAATCGCTAACTGCTTTAACACCTTGAACGATTTTTGCATCTTTAGATCCAATTTTGTTTTTTAACTCTTCAAACTTTTTATCTATGTTTTGAACAGGGCCAGTTTGTTGTGCCGCTCTACCAAGTTCGTTAATCTTATCATTAAGATCCTTCATTAATTTGACAGGAAGTTTTGCTACATCGCCTGCTTTACCTAGTGCAGTTCTGTTTGTGCCTGAATCCATTGCATGGGTTTCAGCATTTTTGAAAATTGTTTGAATTTGATCTGCGGTAAGCTCTGCTTCAAAGACTTTTGTAAGCTGTTCCATTAATGGCCATAGCTCACGTTCTGCTTTGCCAAGATAAATGCGTTGGCTTTCTGTAAGTGTGTCCCAACTTTCATTTAATATGTGTTGGGTTTTTAAATTATAGGCAAAAACTTCTTGCAGTTTCATTTGTTTATCCTATAGTAACTTAACTAGTTCTTGTTTTTGTTGCGGGTTTAACGCATTAATTTGTTTTTGTAGATTAGCTGGAATCTTACCTTTACCAGCTGGGGCTTCACCTCCACCAGCTTGTCCTTGATCTGTTTCTGGTGCACCAGGTTGAGCTCCAAATTTTTGTCCTAAAGGTTGTTCTGGTTCTGGCTCTGCGCCTACTGCCGCCTGACCAGCCGCTCCTTTAAAAGTATCTTGTGCCGCACCTTGTAATATATCGTCTACTTGTTTTCCTGTTAAAACGCCAGATAAGTTATTCAATCTACCTGTTGGCATTTTTTGTGTAGCCATAAAATCTTTTAATTGATCTGTTGTAGGCTTCTTAGGATCTCCGCCTGTTTGACCCATATATGATCTAAATGCTGTATATAGTTCTTTAGCTCTTGCGTTAGCGTCTAATTTACCTTGAGCACCCGCTTTAGACCCAGCAGTACCAATTTTTGATGCAACTTTAGTTGCTAAATTACCAGCCCAACTGCCACCTGGTGCTTCATTAATGTTAGATTCACTTACAATTTGCTGTACTTTCATAGTTATACTCCCTGTCAGTTATATTTAGCTATAATCCTCAGACATACCCCATTAAATAATTACTATGCCTCATACTGTATATAGGGTTATAGAGAAGGTTACTAAAAAGCAAGAGCTAATGGACTGTAGTTCAGAAGCTGAAGCATTTGAAGTAATGGGTCAGTTGAAAGACGCGAATAAAGATTCTGAATATATTATAGAAGAAGTTGTAGTATATGATAAAGATGCTTTTCGTTATGGACGTGATCCGGAACTACATTAAGATCAACTGCGTTGATCTGTGTTCTCGCTATCGCTCTAACACATTATTTTTTCAACTGTTGAATTAAGTGCGAAGCACTTTTGCATCATGTAGATAGTTGAGCCATACTTCGCCCGTACCCGGACGAAGCATTTAATAGCCATCATGTGAGATGAGCGTACCATCTTGATAAAAAAGATTGCATAATGCACGGAGGCGGTAACCCGCAAACCCCCTACTTTAGCCTTCGCAATAGTTACGGACAGTATTAAACCCTTATCAAGCAGGGTTATCTACTGAGCTGGTTGCTTTTTCTCAGAGCCAGCATCTTTTAAGCCTGTAGTTAGCTTAACCTTGCAACGCACCAGAATCCAAATGTCATAATGTACACTTTCAAGGTGAGTCGAGCTACCCCGACCAAACAATGTTGCTTATATTTGATTATTTGCCTTTAAGAGCTTCTCTAAGAACCTTTGATCCGCCTACTCGTACATTAATAATACCGTTATAGTAGTCATCAGTCTCTAGAACCTTGCGTTCAAACTGCTCTCTTGCTTCTAGATAACTTGTTACGCCTTTACTTGGACAGTAATGTAGTATTTCTCGTGTGAATTTGTTTTTTCCTAGCTTATTAACATCTTCTAGCAACCAGTCACTGGACCCCCAATAGTCTCTCCAGTCACTTTCTACTGTACTTCTTCTTTTGTTTATCCTACCTTTGAGTGGCGGCCGGGTTTTTCTGAATCTAGCTAGTTTTTTACCGACGTATTTACGATTGTTGGTTGTATTTGTAATAAGATACACAAATCCAACACAATCCTTTGGTAGTTCTTTAATGATTTTTCCCTGGTAAGTCCACTCCATGTAGATACTTACTCAGAATTATTTTTGCTAGCCTCTCTTTTGGCAGTATGGTCTGCCATGATCTCTTTACGTCTTACTGTGCATAGTCTACGTATTTCGCTTAACCATCTTCTAGCATCACGTTTAGTACGTTCGCTTTTACGTATTTCAAAGTTTTCGTTAGCTTTGTAGTATTCTAAATATGCTTTAGTTATTAAATCGTGTGTATCATCCATTACTGCATAACCTCTACATCATTATCATATGAAGTAAAGCCGTTCTCTTTAATAACTTTTAATACATTAGTTACTCTACCCATTAATTCGTCTTTATGTGAAATAAGGTATATGTTTTTATTACGTTCTCTACCCATTTTCTTTAATATGCTTAACGAAGATTCAACACCTGCTGTATCCATACCGCTATCTATTAATTCATCAACGAACAATATATTAACTTGTTGGTATAAACTTTCCCAAACATCTCTAAATGCAAAACTTAATCCAAGGATTAATCTATTACGTTCACCTCTCGACAAGTTATCAAAGTCTAAGTCTTGTCCAAGTTGTGTAATTTCTACATTTAAGTCGTTTAAAAACTTAACAGTATGAGGTAAACCTATTTTATCAAGATAATAAGTAAGTCTATTGTTTAAGTAGTTAAGGTTTTGATCAATAATTTTCTTTCTTATAAAGCTATCTTTGTTTGTTAATAGTTTATATAAGAAGTCTTGATGTTCTTTTGTAGATTTTAGTTCGTTAATAGTGTCCCAATTAACTTCCTGTAAAGCAGTATTTTTCAAATCATCAATTTGTTCCTGATAAGGATCAATTTCTTGTTCTTTTTCTGTTAATGCAGTTTTTAAATTTTCAACATTATTTCTATGTTCATAGGCTTCTTTAGCTGTTTCATAAAAAGTATTAGGCTTTCTACTTAAATCACCAATTTCATTTAATTTCTTTTGTACCTTTTCTTGTTTTTCAGAAATTTCAATCATATATGTATGTGCGTCACCATAATCACGTTGAACCTTGTCCCTTAATGATTCAAGTTTTTCGTCATGTAGTTCTTGACCACAAGCATAACATTTAGCGTGTTCAAGATTGTCAAGGTCACTACCTATTTTTTGTACATTTTTATCTGCTTGTTCTAATGCACGTTCAACAGTTGCTAATTCTTTTGTAAGATTTGTATGATGCTTGTTTAAGTCAGTCCATTCAGATAGTTTTTCATGATCATCTAGTTCACTATCAATATCTAATTGTTCTAATTCATAAATTGCTTTTTCTAGTTTAGTACAAGTCTCTTTATTTTGTGCTATCCAAGCCTTACGTCTACTTTGTAAACGATCAATATTTTCTTTAATTTTTTCATTACTATCTTGAATAGCAGTTAGTCTTGCATTCTCTTCAGTAGTTTTATCTCTATTAATACGCATTTGCTCACGTAATAGATCTGCTTTTTCAGATAATATAGTAATACCTAGTAGTTGTTCTATAATAGCACGTTGATCATTGTTCTTTAATGCTAAAAAAGGTTCAGTATATGTGTTTAATGCTAGGATATGCTTAAACATATCATGACTCATACCTAACAATGTATTGATATCTTGTTGTGTTTTACGAGAATCCCCTTGACTTTCGTCAGTTATTTCTTGATCTTCATTATTAATAGAGAATTTTAGTAAATTAGGTTTACGTCCTCGTTCAATATGATACTTTTCTCCATTTTTCTCAAAAGTTAGAGTAACTAACATACCTTTACTATTAGTTTTGTTTACTAAATTATCACGCCTGATATTTGTAAGTGCTTGACCAAACAATGCATAACTTAATGCGTTAATTATTGTTGTTTTTCCTGTACCATTACGTGAACCAGCATCATCTCCACCTTGATCTAAGTTTTCACCTAAAACAAGAGTTAGTTGATTCTTATTAAAATTAATCGCTTGGGTAGTATTACCTACACTCATAAAGTTTTTAACAGTTAAGTCTTGTATTTTAATCACGATCTTGTCCTAACTGGTTATAAATGTCAAGTAATTTTGCTTTATCATAATTGTCTGATTCAATAGCTTGAATTTCTTTAGCAACAATTTGGTCAACACTTTCAAATTTTGTAATATCAATGTCTGTATTAATTTCATCGTCTTTATTGTTTGGTATAAGTGTAATTTCCCTACAATTATATTCATTAATAAATGTTTCTTTAATAAAACTTGCTTCTTCATACGATATAGGCAAGTCTAATGTAACTCGCAAATACATCTTTGGTTTAATTAATGTATCTTTTTCATCTAGTAACCTTGAAAGTTTAACTGTGCGATACTTGGGACAATTCCACCAGTTGATATATTCGGGTTCGCCGCCGTGTTCGAATATCATCATTCCTCGTTCATCGTCCCAAGCATCAGCATAGTTATGAGGTAAAGCATTACCTATATAATTAATACATCCTTTAACTTGCCTTTTATGGAAGTGCCCAGAGAACACATACTCTTGATTTTTAAAATGATCAGGTTGTAGTTCACCAGTATCAGGCATTTGTACCATAGCATTCATATAAAATGTTGGAAGTTCAAAGTGACCAAATACATACTTGCTTTTAATCTTTGGAATTCGTTTCCATTCGTCACCTACAAGCCAAGGTATTAAGGTAGTATCACCCTTTGTAGTAATTTCATTAACGATGGTAATGCCAGGAATGTGCTTACCAAACTCTATTGAATGAATATCTCTCTTATCTTTATAATATAAGTCATGGTTACCAGGAAAGAAGTAAAAATTTTCAAATGCTTTACCAAGTTTTTCTAAACTTCGGATAGTAGCATCCATGGTAGTAATGTTTAGACTGTTTCTATTGTGATGCCAGTCACCCATAAAGATACCTGTTTCACAATTATGCTCTTTGGCTTGTTCTATAAACCAATCTATAAATTCTTCACAGTCGTCATTATGTATTTTACTGTTAGATTTTAATCCGAAATGTATATCCGTAAAAACGGCGGCTTTTTTAAACAATGTTTTTACCTCTTATTCGACATATTATATGTTATATTTTTCTATTTGTCAACTTTCTGTTTTTTCGAAGTGTTTTTCGCATTCTTTTCCCAATTTTTATTATGTTCAGCTTGTTCACGTTCCCAAACTCCTTGATTCTGCCTTGTGAATGATGGATTCATGTGGTTCATTTCTAAAATATCATCCCTAATGTTTTGATTACGTTTTTCGATGTTAATAATTCTAACGAATGAGTTTGTAACTGCGGCAGTATAATATGCAAATGGGTTATTTGATTTTGATTCATCAAATTGCAATCCTATTTGAGCAAGTTGTAAGATTGCTTGACCTTTCATTTCGTCATTATATGTATATCCTCTTACATTTCCTCTAGTTGCGTATCGTTCACATAATTTCATCCACATCATTGCCAGTTTTTCGGTTGCTTGTCCGCAAGTTTTATCAAAGTAGCCGTTATCCATGCCCCCAACCCAATGGCTTTTGCCAATACATACTAAATCATTTGCTTCATTAAACTTATAATGTTGGAAAGGTGGAAAGTTTAATTTTTCTTTAGTATCAGCAACTGTTTTTGGCTTCTTTTTACGCCCTTTATCGTCGGGTATATGATCATATGTCATAATTCTGAAGATGACATCAGTTTTATTGATTTTTTTATAATCTATTTCACAATCAGCTTGTTTAACTTTTTCACCGTTAGCTTTACGCTCTTCGTATGCTTTTTGGCCTATTCTTTTAGCCCTATTTCGCTTTGCTTCAGCTATTGTCCGTATATTAACTTTTTCAATAGTAGGTAAAATTATATCAAATTGATTAAAATCGTCATCTGTGTAACTACAAAATGTATTTTTTGATTTATGGATCTCTGCTAGTAGATCTCGGTTGTTTAAATAGTTCACCTTTCTCATGTATTTCTCCATAGTAAAGTCTTATTATAAACTATGCACTTAATAAAGTCAACTAAATACTTGTAGGAGATTAGCCAAATGGTCGGTATAATTGATACAGTAGCAAATAAAATACAAGGTGGGTTTGACGCAGTCAATGAATTCGTAACTCCCAATTTAAAGCATTTAGAACCAGGTATTCGTAAAGTCCAGAAATTAGCTGAAAACGTTACAAGTGCAAAAGGTCTTATGAAAGAGTCTCGGAAGGAAAAACTTCCAGATGGGGTTATTGGTCCTATTAAAGAAGCGGCTGTAGGTAGTTTTCCTAAAGCCCAAGAACAAGATTGGCGAGTAAGTTTGAGTATACCCAATGTAGAACCTTTTAAATCTGAATCCCAATTATTAGCCCCTTTACGAGAAACAAATAACAGCTTGGTATTTCCGTTCACTCCGGCTGTTCTTGTAAGTCATAGTGCAAGTTATAATGCGTTGGCGCCGACACATACTAATTATCCGTATCAAATTTATGCTAACTCACAAGTGGATCAACTAGTTATTACTGGAGACTTTTTTGTACAAAATGGCTTTGAAGCACAATATTGGGTATCGGCATTACACTATCTAAGAAGTTGTACAAAAATGTTTTACGGTGGCTCTGGAGTAAATCAAGGAGCACCTCCGCCAGTAGTTAAACTAAATGGTTACGGTGATTATGTATTCAACGATGTTCCAGTTGTTATAGTACAGTTTACAATTGATATGCCTCAAGAAGTTGATTATATTTCAACATCGATTGGTGAATATAAAGGTGGACTTGGACCAGATGCTGAAATGGGGCCTATGATCAGAGCTCAATCAAAAGCGATGGGCCAAGATGCTCGTCCTGGTGAGACAAGAAGTAGTTGGGCACCTGCACAGAGTTTATTTTCTGTAACAGTACAGCCTCTTTACAGCAGACGTGCAGTTCAATCATTTAGCCTTGAAAGATTTGTTAAAGGCGGATATGTTGGAAACAATACTGGAGGATTTATTTAATGCCAAGTGGATCATCACCGTGGAAAGATACTCCATACAGTAATGGGGGAGACTTTTTAGGATATTTTCAAATTCGTCCGATACCAGCATCACCTGATGATACGCCGTACGTTATACAAGCTCAGTATAATCATAGACCCGATTTACTTGCCTATGATTTATATGATAATCCAAAACTTTGGTGGGTATTTGCACAACGAAACATGGATATTATAGAAGATCCAGTTTATGATATAGAAACTGGCGTTGAAATCTTATTACCAAATATAGCTGATATCAAATCTGAAATAGGATAGACTTATGTTTGAAACAGGTCGTATAAAAAATCTTTTAAGCACAACATTATCAAAAGGTAATGCTCTTGTCCAAGAGGCAAATCTTTCTAATTCAAATTTGAAAACTTTAGGGAATCAGTTTACTAATAATTCTGCAAATACAATAGCAAAATTTGAAGGATCTTTTAAAGGTGGTGTTGATCAACTATCTGAATTTAAAAATGTAGCTACAGCAGAAATGAAAACCCTAAAAAATAATATAGCCCCAATTGCAGATAAGACAATTAAAGCAGTTACCGGAGATATTAATAATATTCAGCGAATTGTAGGTGTTCCAGAAACAAATAAAATCCTTAATGCAAATAATCAAGTTGTTAATAATGCTATAGACAATATAGGTAATGGTTCGTCAGGATCTTCTGATGGATCAGATGCTTTAATAGCCAATCAACTGCCAGAACGAAACGAAGGTGAAGGAACAATAGAGGTACAAGATGCAGGTACTGTAACTGTAAGCGGAACTATTCCACGAGCAAATCCTTTAGAAAGATTTGTTAGTGCAAATTATCAAATTACTTTAAGTGCTTTAACAAATGAAGAACTAGCTGATCCTGATAATACTTATATGAAGAATGGTCCACAACACATAATTATTAAGTCAGGTGGTGGCACACAAGGTATAGGTGGTAAAAAAGTTGATACGTCAATGGAAACAGATATTGGTAACAACAACCTTGCCGCTTGGAATATCGGCAGAACAGAATATTTTATAGAAGATTTAACCATAGACTCGATTATTTCCCCTAATCCTAAATCAAGAACTACAGCATATCATCAAATGACTTTTAAAGTTATAGAACCTTATAGTATGGGGCAGTTTTTAGAAGCATTAGAAATTGGTGCTAGACGAGCCGGCCATGTGAATTATCTTGGTGCTCCATTTATGCTTTCAATAGACTGGGTTGGTTGGTTACAAGAACCTTCAAAGCCAGGAGGAGTAGATTTTAATGATACAGTTGGAGATATTAAACGACTTTCAGACATGGCGGGTGAATCAGGACGTCATTTGCCTATAATGATAACAAGATCTACTTTTAATGTAACTACAAGAGGGACAGAATATGATTGTACAGCAATAGCTTACAATGGTGGTGCATTAACAGATGGTGTACAACAAATTAAAACTGATATTGCAATTTCAGGAGAAACTGTAGAACAGATTTTACAATCAGGTGCAGGAAGTTTAGCAACTGTAATTAATTCTAGTTTATTAAAACGTGAAGCAAAAGATGAAAGAATATTTGCTGACGAATATGTAGTTTTGTTTCCGGTTAAAGAAGCTAGTGCAAGTTCTCCTGTAGCAGGACAAAAACTTAATTCGGCCATTAGTGTAAAAAACCTTACAAAAGAAGAAGCTATTAAGCATTTTAATTCTTCTAAAATAAGTGAATCACAATTACGACAGGTTATAGGTGAAACTAAAGAGTTTGATTTCCAAATTTGGGCTAAAAAGATTTTAGGAGTATCTATTAAGCGAAATAATATAAGCGAAGAATTAAAGGCAGATCAAGTAATACAGGCTAATATTAATAGTATTGGTAAATCAAAAATTGTATTTGATCCCCTACAAGATGGGTCAACGTCTCCAACTAATGAAGAACTAGCTCATAGTAAAACAAAAAATATAACTGAACAACAAGTAAATCAAATTCCTAAAAATACTAGAGAAATAAAATTTAAAAAAGGTACTAAGATTAATAAAATTATTGAAGAAGTAGTATTATCTAGTGAATATGGTAGAGGATTATTAGATAGAGCAACTAAAGAGTCTGGTGCTAAAGAATGGTTTAGAATAGAAACACAAGTTTTTAATATTCCTGTTAAAGAAGCAGAAGAACAACGTGGTAGGCCTCCTAAAATATATGTATTTAGAGTTGTACCTTATGACGTTAACGTTTCAATAACTGAAAAGCCAAGTGAAATAATGCATGGTGAAGACGATATTAGAAATCATGTTGTAAAGTATTATGATTATATGTATACAGGACAGAATAAAGACATTATAAATTTAGAAATAAATTTTGAAAATAGATTCTTAACACCTGTATCTCCAGATAAAGGAGCTAAACAAAAAGATCTCACTGATCATGGTGCTTATGCTACAAACCGATCACATGATGAAAATAGCAGTCCACAAAAACTTAAAGAAGGTTCATCTGGTAATGTTAAAGGAGGTATAAGAAAAGTAGGACAAGTTTCTATTGGTAATCCTACCTCTAGTGTTCGAGGTATTCCAGGAAATGAAAAAGAAGATATTGCTAGAACTTTTCATAATGCGTTAGTAAATCATACTGTTGACTTAATGCAACTTAAATTAAGAATTTGGGGAGATCCTTATTATATTAGTGATAGTGGTATTGGGAATTATAATAGTTCTGGTGCTGGTAAAGGCGGCAAAGCAATGATTGATCCTCGCGGCCAGATGGTATATAAATCAAAACAAGTTTACATTAATATCACATTTAGAACTCCGATAGATGTAGGATACAATGGAGTAATGGAATTTAATCAAGCTCAAGATAATGATACTAAAGCTAGTCATCAATTAGAAAAGTTTAGTGGAATATATTGGGTAACAAATGTTAATTCATCATTTTCCGGTGGTAAGTTTGAACAAGAATTAACATTATTAAGACAAAGAAATCAATCTGGTCAAGCTGTAGAAACGAAGAAAGCAGAAAAGAATAAAAGTTCAGGATCTCCTCTTGAAGATTTCAATGGCAGGAATAGGATATCTGGTTCTCCACATTATGTCGACGCTTCGGCGTATACTGGTGGTAGAGATAATAGTGATATCCGTTTTGGCACCGGAGCCAATAGTGGAGCCGCTTAATGTCTAATTATTTAAACGCACTAGTAGAAAAAATTTCAACAGATGCTATATCTCACATACCTGATCCAGGTCCGTTTGAAGCTAGAGTAGTAAGTCATCTTGATCCGCATTATATGGGAACTATACACGTTGAGTTATTGAAAAAAACTACATCTGGTAATGATGGTGCAACTCCTGGACAAACTTTTGATGCAAAATATCTGTCACCATTTGCTGGACAAACAACTGCTTGGTCAGTAACTAATAGTGAAGATTATAGAAATAGTCAACAAAGTTATGGTTGGTGGATGATTCCACCAGATGTTGGAACTAAAGTTTTAGTAATCTTTGCAGAAGGCAATCCTAACCAGTGTTATTGGCTAGGGTGTATTCAAGATCGTTATATGAATTTTGCTATGCCAGGAGAAGCGGCAACGTCAATTACAACTGACGGAACTCCTGATGATTTTAAAGGTAAAAAAATTCCAGTAGCTGAATATAATAGAGAAGTTGAAGAAGGAATTAAACAAGATCCTACTAAATTTTTAAAACCATATCAAAAAAGACTTCTTGATCAGTTAATTGTTCAAGGGTTTGCTTCTAAAGATTTTATAGATGAGTTTAGAGGCACAACAACTTCAAGTGCTAGACGTGAAGTGCCTAGTGCAGTATTCGGAATTAGTACACCAGGACCAGTAGATAAAACTGCTGGAGCACCAACAGGAATAAATGGGTTAACTGATTCAGTTGTTTCTAAAAATCGCAGTCGACTAGGTGGCACTAGTTTTGTAATGGATGATGGTAATGATAAACTTTTAAGAAAGACACCAGCAAGTGACGGTCCACCAGAATATGCTAATGTGGCTTTCGGTGAAACTGACGGATTACGTGAGTTACCACATAATGAATTATTTAGAGTAAGAACAAGAACAGGTCATCAAATTTTATTACATAATACAGAAGACCTAATTTATATTGCTAACTCAAAAGGATCAGCATGGATTGAATTAACATCAGATGGAAAAATAGATGTATATGCAAAAGATAGTATTAGTATGCATACAGAAAATGATTTTAATTTTACAGCAGATAGGAATATTACTATTGAAGCTGGTGCTAATATAGATTTAAAAGCAAGTGGAACATATACTGGATTAGGGGAAGATGGCGAAGTTAAACTCCGTAAAGGGAACATCCAGATGGAAACACTTAATAATTTTAAAGGATTATTTGGAGGCAATCAATGGGTTACTACAATAGGTAATACAGAATATAGGACTAACGGTGACACTAAAATTACATCAGCCGGAGCATCACATATTAAATCAGGTGGCAATCATTTTGAAACTGCTCCGCAAATTCATATGAATGGTCCGGCGGCATCAGCTTCTCAAATTGTTACAGCCCTTAATACTCATATTTTACCAGGCATTCCAACAAATAATGCAACTGGGATTTTGGCACAAAGAGCACCAATGCATGAACCTTGGGATCATCATGAAAATATGAATCCGTTAGCATTTAAAATTGTATTAACAGATAGAGATAATGTAGTAACAGCAGTTAATCCGTTGGAGTTTACAGCTACAGTTGATCCATTTAAAAAGGAATCAAAGAAGGTAGATTAGATGAGTATATCAGATAGAGATTTATACAAACAGATTAGAGTACCTACAGCACAGCGTCAAACCCCTGTTGCGACTAGTAGAGCTTATCGAGGATTAAGTACTGTTGATCCAGCTAATAGAAGTAATGTTTTATATGATATAGCATTAATTAAACAAGACATTATAAATCATTTTCATATTCGCCAAGGAGAAAAGTTAGAAAATCCTGAATTTGGTACTATTGTATGGGACGTTATATATGAACCATTAACAGAACAATTAAAAACTGTTATAGCACAGAATATTACTGAAATTGTTAACTCTGATCCAAGAGTAAGTGTAGATGCTATTGTTATTGATCAATATGAATCTGGAATTATAGTTGACTGCACATTATCATATCTACCGTATAATATTTCAGAACAGATGCGTTTAACATTTGATGAAGAAGCTGGTGGATTTTAACAGAATTAAGTATGTGGTTAATGAAATCAAATAAATAGAGTTAATAGGGAAAAGATATGTCAGTAACAAATAGACAAAATAGATTACTTCTTGCAGAAGACTGGAAACGTGTATATCAAACGTTTAGAAATGCCGACTTTAGATCGTACGATTTTGATGGTCTACGTCGTACTATGATAGCCTATATTCGTGATAACTATCCAGAAGATTTTAATGATTATATTGAATCAAGCGAATATCTAGCATTAATAGATCTTATTGCATTTTTAGGACAAAATATTTCTTATCGTATTGACCTTAATTCTAGAGAAAATTTTCTTGAATTAGCAGAACGTAGAGAATCAGTATTACGTTTAGCAAGGTTACTATCATATAATCCCAAACGTAATCAATGTGCTAACGGATTAATTAAGTTTGAAGCAGTTTCAACTACTGAAGAAGTAGTAGATTCAAATGGAACTAATTTATCTAATCAAACAGTTGTTTGGAATGATCCAGCTAATCCAGATTGGCGTGAGCAATTCGAAAAAATTCTTAATGCAACATTACCAGTCAATGCAACTATCGGTCGTCCAATAAAAAAGGATACAGTTGAAGGTATACTAACACATCAATATCGATATAGAGCAAGTAATACAGATGTTCCTGTTTATGGTTTTAGTAAAAATGTTGATGGAAGAAATCTTCAGTTTCAAATAACATCAGCTGATGTTATTAGTGGTACTATATCTGAAGAACCACCTTTACCTGGAAATAGTTTAGCATTCCTATATAGAGATGATGGCCGAGGACCAGGAAGTTCTAATAGTGGATATTTTTGTCATTTTAGACAAGGGACATTAGACCAAGGTACATTTACTGTAGATTCACCAAGTTCTAATCAGACAATTGCTCTTGATGCCACTAATATTAATGATACAGATGTATGGCTTTATAAATTAAATTCAATTGGTTCAGAATCTGAGTTATGGACTAGAGTTGATGCAATTGAAGGTAATAATATTGTTTATAATAGTTTACGAAAAAGTGTTAGAAACATTTATGCTGTTCTTACACAATCACAAGATAAAATTAATTTAATATTTTCAGACGGTACCTTTGGAAACTTACCTAAAGGTGATTTTAGAGTTTATTACAGAACAAGTATTAATCAAGCGTATAGTATTATTCCAGCAGATATGACTTCAGTAGGAATAGCTGTTCCTTATACATCAACAACAGGAAATCAAGAAACATTAAACGTAACATTGTCATTAAAGTATACTATAGATAATGCAACTACTACTGAAACAAATGCAAGTATTCGTGAGAATGCTCCAGCAACTTATTATACACAAAATAGAATGGTCACTGGCGAAGATTATCAAGTTGCACCATTAAGAATTAGTCAAGAAATTATTAAAGTTAAAAGTGTTAATAGAACATCAAGTGGTGTTTCACGCTATTTTGATTTATTAGATAGTACAGGAAAATATTCTAGTACAAACTTATTTGGTAATGACGGAGTTGTGTATAAAGAAACATTAACAAAATATAAAGATTTTACATATACAACAAAAATAGACCTTGAAGGAATTGTAGAAGAAACTATTATACCTATTTTAGCTGAAAAGCAATTATTAAATTATTATTTGACAAATTTTCCTAAAACTATTGTTTCGGATTTAGGAGCAAGTTGGGTACAAACTACAAAGGGAACGAATATAACAACTGGACATATTCAAGATGTAGATTCAACAAGATTTCAAGTTGGTAGTTTTACAGGTAGTGCATTAAGATTCCTTGAAGAAGGAACGTTAATAAAATTTTTACCACCGGCAGGCTATCATTTTATGGAAGATGGTACATTAATGGCCGGAGCCGCAGATCATATAGGATCTTTAAATTATAAATGGGTTAAAGTAGTTAGTATTGCTGGAGATGGTGCTATTGATAATACAGATGGTACAGGTCCGATTATACTTAATGATGTTATTCCAACAAATGCTGTTTTAAGTCAAATTGTACCTAAGTTTTCTAAAACACTTATAGCAAATGTAAAAACACAAATAATTGATCAGTTATTTGCTAATAAAACATTTGGGTTAAGGTATGATATTAATTTACGACAATGGCGAGTTGTTGTTGAAAATAATTTAAATATTCTTGGAGAATTTAGTCTAGGAAAAACAGGTGATACTACTAATCAACAATTAGATGCAAGTTGGTTGTTATTGTTTGAAACAGATGGTGAAAAATATACAATCACATATCGAGGCTTAAGATATATTTTTGAAAGTGATAAAGAAATTAGATTTTATTATGATAGTTCCGATAAAATATTTGATAATAAAACAGGACAAATTATTAAAGATAAAATTTCAGTTTTGTCTATTAACTTAAAACCTGATTCATTAACGCCATTCACATTAGAACATAAATGGGAAATTAGTGATGCATATCGTGATGCTGATGGATATGTTGATAGTAAAAAAATTGAAGTAAGTTTTTATGATGCAGACGAAGATGGAATAGTTGACGATCCGGAAACTTTTATTGAAATTGTTAATGAAACAGTAAGCCCATTAACAAAATATATTTTCCAGAAGAAATATATTACTACTGATGGACTTGAAGATTATAGTTACATTGACGGAGCAGTTATTAATGTAAAGCAATCAGAAAGTGTTGTAGGTGCATTAAGTCAGTATACTGACGGACAAGTATTTTATCTAGTTACAGAAAATGTATTTAAAACTTTAACATCCGGCGTATTGGTATTAACTACTGATTATAGAGCGTTTGTTGGAAGGGATAAACTTAAATTCCAATATGTACACGCGGCAGATGATGATAATAGAATCGATCCAAGTAGCAGTAATCTTATCGACACATATCTATTAACAAAAAGTTATGACGATTCGTTTAGAGAATATTTAGATGGAACATTAACAACTAAACCATTGCCTGCAAGTAGTGATAATCTGTTTAATAATTATGGATCTGAAATTAATAAAATTAAATCAATTAGTGATGATGTAATTTATCATCCTGTAAAGTATAAAGTTTTATTTGGTGCAAAAGCTGATTTAGATTTACAAGCAACAATTAAAATAGTTAAAAATCCAGACCAAGTTGTTAATACTAACGCAATTAAGGCAAAAGTTATTTCAGCAATTAACCAATTCTTTGCTTTAGATAATTGGGATTTTGGAGACACGTTTTATTTCTCAGAGTTGAGTACTTTTATTATGGCCACTGTTGCACCTGAGTTAGTAACAATTGTAATTGTTCCTAACCAACAATCGCAAGGGTTTGGTAGTTTGTATGAGATTAAATCTGAATCAGATGAAATTTTTATAAGTGGAGCAACTGTTGATAATGTTGAAGTAATAGATGCCATTACAGCAAGTAGATTAAAAGCTTCAGGTAAAGTTTTAACTGTTGCAACATCGACTAATTCAGGTATACAAAGTGCTGGTACATATACATCAGGTACTATTACATCAAGCTCTGGGAGTAATAACGTCTAATGCCTTTTACTGACGATCAACATGAATATCCATTACCAACTGGTGGTAAAACACCCCCACGTAGGAAAAGTGCGGAGTTACTTCCTAGATACTTTCGTACCATAACAAATAAAAAGTTTCTTAACGCTACATTAGATCAATTAACACAACCGGGTGTAGCAGAAAAATTAGCCGGATATTTTGGCCGTGATACTGCCAAATCATACAAGGCTAACGATACGTATATTACTGAACATAGTGCTGATCGAGAAAATTATCAATTAGAATCTGCGGCAGTAGTAAAAGATAAACTAAACAATGTTACTTTTTATAAAGATTATAATGATTATATTAATCAAATAAGAGCCTTTGGCGGTACTGTAGATGATCATAGTAAACTTAATAGTCAAGAATACTATGCTTGGAACCCCCATATTGATTGGGATAAGTTTACAAACTTTAGAGAATATTATTGGTTACCAAATGGTCCAATAGGTATAGGTATTGTTGGTCAAGCTAAAGATATTACAAGTACTTATAAAGTAACTAAAAAAGATAACATAGACAATAATAGTTATATTTTTACACCAGACGGTTTAACATCTAATCCTACATTAAAATTATATAGAGGGCAAACTTATATTTTTGAGATTAATGCACCTGGTATGCCATTAACTTTTAGAACTGCACGTTCGTTAGATAATAGTTTATTGTTTACTAAAGGAACTGATGATAGTACACAAACTGTTGATATCGGGACTATTACTTGGACAATTCCTGATAATGCTCCTGATACTTTATATTATGTAAATGGAAATGACATTAATGCAAGTGGATTGATACAAATTGCAGATGCATTTGAAAATACAGCAATAGATGTTGAAGCTGAAATTTTAGGTAAAAAAACTTACACAAGTACTGGTGGAATAGCTTTCTCAAACGGTATGAAAGTTTATTTTCAAGGAACTGTAACACCAGCAAAGTATGCCGAAGGAGAATGGTATGTTGAAGGTGTTGGAACTGAAATTAAGTTAGTCCATGAAAAAGATTTAGAAATACCAGCTACATATTCAACAGATAAACCTGTACCCTTTGATACTGTAGGGTTTGATAGATTACCGTATAGTAATGCTAATAGTTTTGCAGGAGTAAAAGATTATCTTGTAGTTAATAAAGCATCTAAAAGTAGAAATCCATGGTCACGTTATAATAGATGGTTTCATAGAGAAGTAATTGAAAAAGCCGCAACGCTTTCTGGAACACCAGTTGAATTAGATCAAAATTTTAGAGCCAAACGACCTATCATTGAATTTGATGCTGGAATAAAATTATATAATTTTGGAACTAGTGCTAAAGAAGATATTGATTTATTAGATACATTTACTAAAGATGTATTTTCAAATATTGAAGGTGCAGTAGGATATAATATTGACGGTATTGATCTTGTTGATAATATGCGTATCTTGTTTACTGCTGATCCTGATAGTAGAGTAAGCGGAAAAATTTTTAAAGTTAAATTTATTACACATAATTTAGTAAGACAAATCAGTCTTATTGAAACAACAGATACAACTCCGTTAGAGAATGAAACTGTATTAGTTAGAAACGGTGATGTTTATAAAGGTAAGATGTGGTATTATAACGGAACCAAGTGGAAAGCCGGACAAGATAAAACTACTACAAACCAAGCACCTTTATTTGATCTGTTTGATAAAAACGGTTATTCATTATCAAATACAACATATTATCCATCAACAACATTTACTGGAAATAAAATTTTTAGTTATAAACTTGGTGCTGGTAATGTTAAAGATCCAGAGCTAGGATTTTCATTAAGTTATAGAGCATTAGAAAATTCAGGAGATATTCTTTTTAATTTTGATTTGTTAAGTGAAGAATACAGTTATCAAAAAAACAATGCAGTAGTCAAAGCAAATACTGATATAACATTGTTGAGAGATTATTCTGCTCTTAATACTTTTGTATATACATCAGGTTGGACTAAAGCTATTGCTGACAGTAGACAGAATGTAGTAAGGCAATATGTTGTTTCAACACAAACAAATGATTTTGCTGTTGATGTTTATAATCGTAGTGGGGATTTAAATGATTTATGGTTAAGGGTTTATGTTAATAATGTAAGAAAGTATAACCTAACAGATTTTTCAATTAATAGAATCAATGGTATAGCTTATATTACTTTTATTAAAAAATTAGTAAAAGATGATGTAGTTAAGATTATATCGCATAGTGCTACAAAGAAAAATAATAAAGGTTATTATGAAATACCTTATAACTTAGAACGAAATCCGTTAAATGATAATGTGATTGCTTTTACTTTAGGCGAAGTAAACGATCATGTACAATCAATGACTGAATATAACGATGAATTTAAAGGGCAAATGCCCGGCATGAATAACTTAAGAGACATCGGAAATATTACGCCATATGGTCGACGTTTTATACAACATAGTGGGCAAGTTGATCTTGCTTTATACCACATTACTAATACTAACGCAAATATTATTAAAGCACTTAGATATGCTAGTAATGAATACGGAAAATTTAGAAGGGTTTTCCTGCAAACAGCAAATACTTCAGGCATCCAAGGAGAAACAGTAGCTCATTTTGATAAAGTAATGGCAGAAGTAGTTAAGAATAAAACTAGTGATATGCCATTTTATTTTAGTGATATGATTGGCCTAGGAACTTGTTCTACAGTTAAGCATATTGTAAAAGATAAAGATACACAATTCTTTGCGTTGTCAACAGATTTTAACTTAACAACATTATCTAATAGAGCAGTTTATATCTATAAAAATAAAATACAATTACATGAAGGAATTGATTATAAATTTGACACTCAGCATCCAGGCTTTGTAACTGTTACAACAACTAAAGCAGTTGATGATGTTATAGAAATTTATGAATATAAAAGTACTGACGGAAGTTATATTCCGCCAACACCGACTAAATTAGGTTTATATCCAAAATATAAACCTATGAAATTTATTGATAACACTTATCAAACACCAACAGAAGTAATTCAAGGTCATGATGGTAACATTTTTGTTTGCTTTGGTGATTTTAGAGATGATTTATTATTAGAATTAGAACAAAGAATTTATAATAATATTAAATTACAATATGATCCAACTATTCTAGATATACATGAATTTATCGGTGGTGAATCAAGAGATACAGGATTTAGTAAATGGGCAAGAGATAAAGCATTAATTACAGATTTTGTAGCTTGGTTATCTAATGTTGGTGATTTAGATTATACAGATCATAATTTTTATGAAAGATCAAATAGCTTTACATTTAATTATAGTGCTATGACATCGCCGAGTGGTAAAAAATTACCAGGGTATTGGCGAGCAATTTATAAAGAAGCATATGATACTGATCGCCCGCATACTCATCCTTGGGAGATGTTAGGTTATACTATTGAACCAAAATGGTGGAAAACGGTATATGGACCAGCACCGTATACTAGAGAAAATAAAATTTTATGGAAAGATATTGAAGATGGTGTAGTTAGAGAACCCGGCAAAGCATTAAAATATTTGGCCGCGTATGCTAGAAAAGATATTACAAAGCATATTCCTGTTGACGGACAAGGTAAATTATTAAGTCCGTTAGATAGTAACTATGCTAAAAATTATGTTCTTGTTTTTACAAATAAAGAATTTATATTCGGTGACGAAGCACCGACTGAAACAGCTTGGCGAAGAAGTAGTGAATATCCGTTTGCATTTATTTGTAGTTGGCTCCTTAATCAGCCAACTAAAATTATGGGATTAGGATTTGATAGATCACGTATAATTAGAAATCCAGCTAAAGAAATTGTTTATAGTGAAACAGATAAAAGACTTAGATTAAAAGATATAGTTTTTCCAATGGTATCAAACGATACTACTAGAGTTAATACTTCAGGATTAGTTAATTATATTTGTGATTATATTAATTCAGAATCATTAGGTACTTGGAACGGATATAAAACTGACTTAAGAACTTTAAAAAATCAATTAGGTTTTAAAGTTGCTGGATTTACTCACCAAGAGAAATTTAAATTATTATTAGATAGTAGAACTCCGTTTAATGAAGGTAATGTTTTTGTTCCTGATGAAAACTATAAAATATTCTTAAATAAAAGTTCGGTAGTAGATTTAGTAAGTTATAGTGGTGTTATTATTGAAAAAAAAGCCGCAGGCTTTGTTATAAAAGGTTATGATAAATCTAATCCTTACTTTACATATCTTAAAGCTATTGAACTAGCAGATGATCCTGTTGCAAGAGTAGGTGGTATTACAGATTCTTTTCTTGAATGGAAAGCAAATCAAGTATATGTAGTTGGACAAACAGTTCAGTTTGGTGATGAGTTTTATAGAGTTAAAACAGCTCATACTAGTACAGATGGATTTAATGTAGATTTTTTTGCTAGGTTAGTTGAATTACCTGTAACAGGTGGCGTAGAAGCAATCTTTAGAAGGCAATTTGAAACTACTCCGCCTATACTTGAAAGTACTAAACAACTAGCTTATGGTGCCTTATTAACAAGTATTCAAGAAGTTGTTGACTTTTTACTAGGATACGGAAAATATTTAGAATTACAAGGATTTGATTTTAGCTTCTTTAATAAAGATATTAATGCAGTTGAAAATTGGGAGATAAGTGCTAAAGAATTTTTATTCTGGACAACACAAAACTGGAAAGAAGGTAGTGTTATAACGTTAAGTCCAGCAGGTAATAGATTAAAATTTAAAAGAGATTTTTTTGTTTCAGACAATATTTTTGATAGTTTTCATGACTTTACACTTTTAAAAGCAGATGGTCGTAAGTTAGAACCAGAGTTTACCCAAGTTTATAGAAACAATGATAATGAAATTCAAATAACTACACGAAATACTGCTGATGGTATCTATGCTGTTAAGTTGCCATTAATACAAACAGAACACGTTTGTTTAATTGATAATCATACAGTTTTTAATGATATTGTTTATGATTTAGAACCTGGTTATAGACAAGAACGTATTAAAGTTTTAGGTTATAGAACTGATGACTGGAAAGGAAGTTTAAATATTCCAGGCTTTATATATGATAACGCAATTGTTAATGAATGGCAATCTTATAAAGATTATGTTTTAGGTGATACAGTAAAATATAAAGAGTTCTTTTATGTTGCTACAGAAAAAAGTCCTGGAACAGAAAGTTTTGATGCGTCTAAATGGGAGAGATTAGCAGAAAAACCAACTTCTAAATTAATCCCGAATTTAGATTATAAAGCAAAACAATTTAAAGATTATTATGATTTAGATACTGATAACTTTGATACAGAACAACAAAAAATAGCACAACACCTTATTGGGTATCAAAAAAGACCGTATCTCTCAAATATTATTACTGATGATGTTAGTCAGTATAAGTTTTATCAAGGATATATTCAAGATAAAGGAACACAAAATAGTTTAACAAAATTGTTTGATGCTTTAAGTAGTGCAGAGAAAGATAGTATTGATTTTTACGAAGAATGGGCTGTTAAGTTAGGACAGTATGGCTCAGCAGATGGATTTGAAGAAGTAGAATTTAAATTAGACGAAGCTAATTTTAAATTATCGCCTCAACCAGTTGAACTAGTTGATACTGTTACAGGTATTGAAACTGATTTAATTTATCGTCTACGTCCGTTTGAAGTTTATCTTAAACCAAACAATTATACACATAAACCGTTTCCTAAACGTTCCACAACTGTAGAATATATAGAAACAGCAGGTTATGTTAATGAAGATGATGTTAAAGTAACTGTAGCAAAATTTGATGATATCTTAACTTTAACTACGTCATCTTTAAATGTTGGTGAGTATATATGGGTAGGAACAAAGAAAACTACCTGGGATGTTCTTAAGTATATTAGATCGACTGACCGAGTTATATCTGTAACTTCAGATAAAGATGCTAAAACAACAACAATTAAAGTTAATACACAAGCTAGGTATAGTAAAGATGATATAGTAGGTATTCTAGATGTTACTGGTGCAGAAAAATTCTTCAAAGTTAAAGAAGTATCATTAGATAATATTATTTGTTATGAAAATGGTACAACTGCGGATGTGGAAACAGCTGACGGATTTATTACAAAATTTACTTCTGCTAGAGTTGCCACAATGCTTGATGCAAATACTAGAGTTATTAATAGTGAATTACAGAATGGTGAGAAAATTTGGGTTGATAATGACGATACAGGTACATGGGCTGTATTACAAAATAAACCAACATATAGTTCACATCAATTTATTTCTAATTTAGAAACAGGTGAAGGTCACGAGTTCGGTCAGTTGATTGCAACTGATGATAGAAATACTATTTTAATTGCATCTGCAGTCGGACAAGAAAAGGTTCATGTTTTTAATAGAGTTGCAGATAATGTAAATTATTATCATAGGCAAACAATTGAAGCACCGACGGATCTTTATACAGGTTCAGGTAAGTTCGGATCTAGTATTGCTTTAACTGATGATGGAAAACATTTAGTTATTGGTGCTCCGGAGGCAAGTAATGTAAAAACTAAATTTAAAGGTGACTTTGATGGCGGAGTATCTTATGTTGCTGGTGAGATTGTTAGATATTTAGAAGCATATTGGGAAGCACAATTTCCAATTGCGGCGGCAACTGGAGCATTAACATTTCCTAGTTATTGGTCGACAGCATTTATAGAAGAAGCTAATTATGATGCAGTTAATAATTCATATCCAGATATAGTTTATGCTATAAGAGGTGACTATGGGTTAGATGTTACAACAGATCATATGTTAATTAGAGCCCCAGTTGCACAATATGATGGATCAGCTGTAGGTGATAAATTAGTTCTTAATTGGAATGAATTTTCACAAAATTATCCAACAGGTATTTTACCTTGGGGTTCTACAGGTCCGGGTGTTGCGGCAATTGAAGGTCAAAAAGTTATTGCACAAAAGATCGATGCAGTATTATACGTTGACAATTTAATACGTACTCCGTCAGTTGGAGATGCATTATCGTCTGATACTGCAATCGGTGAAGTAGCATATATTAGGGTTGTAAATATTAGCCAAGCAATAATTTACATGAGAGATGTTAGCGGAGCATTTTCTAGCACTGATACAATTTATTTAAATGCTCAAAGTTGTGGAACATTCACATTGGTTAAACCAACATCGGCGGCTGATACATTTGGCGGCTGGTGGAAAATTGATGGTATTCCTTCATTTACTACTACAGTAACTTCAGCTCAAGAAATTACAGTACCAAATCTTGTAGGACAAGATTTTATTACTCAAGCTGAATCACGTTCACCTGTTTTGTTCGGTAATACATCAGATGATATTCGTGCATTAAGTCTTGTTACAGATCCATCAAGAGGTGGTAGACTAGGACATTTAAGTTATTACGATAAAAACGGTTTACCTAATTTAAGTGAATTATGGTTTATAAGAGGACCAAAAGCAGTTACAGATACTCTTAATGCAACAGATACTTTTACAATGTGGGTTAATACTATTAGAGGTGGCGTTGCACCTATTTCAGTATTTGATCCTGTTTCATTAGGTTTACCATTTACATATTTAAATAAATCTCATACAGTACATGATGTATGGGACGGATTTGTTGATGTTACATTTACAAATTTTGATAATAGTGGGAATCCTTATATCCCACAAGAAGGTCAAACTATTATTGACGACACCACTGGTGCTACAGCTGAAGTAACATATCTCCAAGAGCAATTATTAACGTGTCGCCTTTATGTAAAAAATAGGGTAGGTACATTTAGCTTTGGAAATAATAATAGTGCTACTAGTACTATTAGTATTAAAGATGCTATTAGTCCAGGCGTTAATCGCTTATCTGGGAGGTTAGATCATGCCGATATGGATTCATCGATTGCAGGTAAAATGGTTATTGTTAAAAATACGGATTCGAGTCAGTTACCTGTTACTTCGTCGACGTTTCAAAATGACTTAGAAGTACACTTTTATTCAAGTAGTACAGTAAGTGGAATTGCTAGAACACCAAATTATCCAACACCGCTAAACAAGGATTGGAAACAAAAATATAATATTCCTGTACATACTAACGGTACAGCAAGTACATATACTAATGAGGGAGTAATTTTAACTTATGAAAAAACTGCCAATGGTGAATATTCATTAAATTATGGATATACTTCAGAGCATAATAATAACAATAAAGAATTTGGAACTCAAGTACATTGGGCTACAAATAAAGAGTTACATACTTTATATGTTAGTACTAAAGATATTAATACAGTAGGAAATGCTGGTAGAATATACTTCTTTAATCACGGTACTGCTCCTGACGGCTCAGGGTGTGATTATGCGTATGGTAAAGATAAAAATTATAGAGGTGTGTTTAATATCTCTAATTCGTATTATGAAAATGATATTGTTTTATATCAACAGTTCTTTTATCAAAGTAAAACTAATTTAACACCTGGTGCATTTAATCCAACAGTATGGACAAAATTATCAACTAATATAGATTATGTAGGATATATTCCTAATGATACTAGTTTAGTTGTTGACGGTGTAACAGTTCTAGACCAAACAACATTAAAGAATTTTGGTAAAACATTTACAAGTAATAAAGATGGAAATGTTTTAGCTGTCGTAGCCGAATTTACTAATAGTGATCCTAAAGTTCTTATATACAGATTAAACAATGGACATTATGAATTTAGCCAAGCAATAGTAACGCCTGTAACAGGTATAGGCTTTGGAGATGCAGTTGCAATTTCAGATGATGGAACAATGGTTGCAATTGGGGCTCCCCTACAAGATGAAGTAGAAACTAATAACGGTGCTGTTTATGTATATAGGCTTGTGTCAGGTAGTTTTATATGGTCACAAACACTCTATAGTCCAGAGAATGATGTAGCAGAAAGATTTGGAGCAACAATAGACTTTGATAAAAATAATTTAGCTGTTTCGTCACGCGGTGGTGATCTTATTTCAACTACAACATTTGATGCAAATACTACAGTTTTACCTACATCTTGGGATAATAATCTTACTAACTTTAAAACAGCAAATGAAGATAGCGGGCAAGTTCTTATTTTCCAACGCTTCAATAATACGTTACTTTATAGTGAAAAATTTGTTTATAATAATCCTGTAACAAGACGCTTTGGTGATATTATATTATTTACAGATAACCATGTTTATGTCTCTATGCCAGAGCTAACAATTACTACAGGTAATAACTATCAAGGAACAATAATTGACTTTAGACGCGAAAGAAATGTTTTATCATGGCAAAAATTACGTTACCCACTTGATCAAATTAATGTATCTCAATTTAAAGGTGTGTTTGTTTATGATACAGCAAAGAACTTACTTGCTAGTCAAATAGACTATATTGATCCAATTCAAGGAAAAGTTGCCGGCGCGGCTGAAGAAGAAATTTCATATAAAACATTATATGATCCTGCAACATATACAGTTGGCGGAACAAATGTAGTTGTTGATGAAGGTAGTGCTTGGGGACAAGATAAAGTTGGTAGAATATGGTGGGATTTAAGTACAGTAAAATATCACAATCCTTATCAAGGAAGTATAATTTATCAAACAGCAACCTGGAATAAATTATTTAAAGGTGCTTCAATTGATATTTACGAATGGGTTGAAACAACACTTAAACCTTCACAATGGTCAACATTGGCAGATACAGAAGAAGGATTAGCACAAGGAATTAGTGGACAACCTAAGTTTACTGACGATAGTGTATTATCATCAATAAAAGTTTTTAATAAACAAGCACAGAGTTTTTCAACAAAATATTTTTACTGGGTTAAAAATAAAAAACATATTCCAAATGTTGAATGGCGTAAAACAAGTGCCTTTGATGTTGCACAATTAATTGAAGATCCTAAAGCACAAGGTTACAAGTTTGCGGCATTATATAGTGACAATAGATTTGCATTATATAATTGTGAATCATTATTTAATGCTGAGAATTCAGCAGTTAATTTCCGTTACTGGACTATTGACAACTATACTAATATTCATAATGAGTATCAACTTATAAGTGAAGGTTTAGCAACTAGTAGACCTAAGGCTGATGTAGAAGCTAAATGGTGGGATAGTTTAGTTGGATGGGATAAAAAATATAGAGCTGTTCCTGATACTGAATTAAGTCCAAAAGAAAGATATGGCGCATTAAATAGACCGAGACAAAGTTGGTTTGTAAATAGACTAGAAGCTGTTAAACAACTTATTGAAAGAGTTAATAGAATTATTAAAAAAGAAATTCTTGTTGATGAATATAACATTGAAAGTCTAAAACAAGTTGATCCACTACCGACTATTCATTCTGGAAAATTTGATCAATCTGTTGACACTTATGCAGAAATAGTATTTGTTGGAACTGCAAATGTTAAACAAGCAGTACTAACACCAATTTGGAAAAATGGTAGATTAGACCGAGTAGAGATTACTGATCCTGGTAGAGGATATAAAGTACCACCTACATATGAGTTTGCAAAAGTAGGTAATGGGCGAGGTGCTGAACTTATTATAACTTTAGATACATTAGGAAAAATTTCTACAGTAACAGTAAAACATCCAGGTAGAGATTATGCTACAACAACAGTATTAACTGTTAGAAAATATAGTACACTTGTTAAAGCAGATGAAAATATTAATGGCAAATGGTCACTTCATACTTATAATACTACTACTATGGCTTGGGAAAGAACAGATAGCCAATCATTTAATGTTCCTGATTTTTGGGATTATGCTGATTGGTATGCACCAGGATATAATGAATTTACAAATATTACCTATTTAATTAATGAAAGTTATCAATTAACAGCGTTGGAAGATAATATAGGTGATATTATTAAAATTAAGAATATTGGTTCTGGAGGTTGGTTACTATTAAGAAAAGTTAATACAGTTGCAGATGTAGATTATACTACAAATTATGAAACAATTGGTAGAGAAAAAGGAACAATACAATTTTCTTCAGGTTTATATAACTATCCAGTTTGGAACATAGGATATGATAGTTTAAGTTATGATACATCTGATTATGATAATCAACCAGTTCAAGAGTTTAGAATAATTTTAGAGGCACTACGTGATGATATTTTTGTAAATGATCTTGCAGTTGAATATAATAAATTGTTTGTATCAAGTTTACGTTATGTACTTTCTGAACAACGTATGATTGATTGGGGATTCAAAACAAGTTTCCTTAAAGCAAGACATAATATTGGAGAGTTAGCTGAAAAAGTTACATTCCAGAATGATAATCTTCCAAGTTATGAAAAATTTGTTGAAGAAACTAAACCTTATAAAACTAAAATTAGAGAGTATTTAACTTCTTATACAAAGTTAGATAAAACAAATTCTGTAGTAACAGACTTTGATTTACCGCCTGCTTATGACATACAAGCTGGAAAAATTATTCCACCGTCATTAAAAGTTAAAGATGATGCATTATATGGTGTAGATCCAGGACTTGTAAATTATCCGAATAGGCATTGGAAAGATAATTTAGGTTATGAAGTTGTAATGATGCAAATTAAAGATGGCGGGACAGGGTATCTTGAACCTCCAGTAATTACATTAACTGGTGGTGGAGGAACAGGTGCTAAAGCACAAGCATACATTGGTACAGGTGGCAAAATTACTTGGATCAAAATGACAAGTGTTGGAAAAGGATACTTATCAGCACCAACAGTTAGCATTAATGGTACACAATCAGAAGGTGGTAAGCCAGCTGTTCTTTCTGCTAAACTTGGTAACGGAAAAATACGTAATGCACATATTATATCAAAGTTTGATAGAGTTACAGGAACATTTTTAATTACTACTCTTGAAGAAACTGAAACATTTACTGGCAATGCAAGTCAACAAACGTTTTCATTAAAATGGCCTATGGATTTAAGACCTGCTCAGATTTATATTACTGTTAGTGGAATAGAATCTTTAACAAGCGAATATACATTTAAAAATGTTGCAGAGAATACTAAAGGATATACAAGGTATAAAGGAGAAATAACTTTTACAGAGCCTCCCAAAAATTTAGCATCAATAGTAATCAAATATAGTAAAGATGTTAATATGCTTCAAGCACAAGATCGTATTAATCTATTTTATAAACCAACTGATGGGCAGTTAGGAAATGATATAGCACAATTAATGGATGGTATTGATTATGGTGGTGTAGAAGTTAGAAGTTTTGACTTTGGTGGCGGAGCAGGTTGGTTTTCACAGCCTTGGTTTACATCAACTTGGGATACCTTTGATAATACGTATGAAGACGAAGTATTTACATTAGACGGAAGTACGAATGTATTTGCTCTTAGTAAGCCTTTAGAAAATGGCGTAACTTATAATGTTTATAAAAACGGTGTACGTGTAGATGATCCACAATGGGATGGAAGTACAATAGGTGTAATAGGTAATCCAAATGCAGTAATGGAATCAATTGTAGGTGATGGAACTACCCAAACAATTCATTTAAATGAGGAATTAATTCCAACAGTTGCTAATGATGTAATTATTATCAGAAAAGCAACTAGTGACGGTAGTTTTATTCCAGATCCTGATGCTTATGATACAGCGTTGCAGGGTGGAGATTTAACGTATTCAACAGCTAAAGGAATTTTGTCTGAAGAAATAGTTGTTGACGGTGACGGATTTGTTACACCATTAACGTCTAAAGGTCCTGAAGAATTAGTTCCAGGACAAATTATGGATACAGTTGATTTTAAAGTTTACGATAGAACAGCAGATGGATCAAGTATAATTAATAGTAATAATTATATTGGTGACGGAACTAATAAAAACTTTTCAATAGATCAATTACCATCTAGTAACGAAGATATTTTTGTAAAAGTAGATGGAACTATTTTAAAAGCGCCAACTGGATTTACTATAAATTATAAACTTAAACGTGTTGAGTTTGTTACTGCTCCGGCTAGTGGTAAAGTAGTACATATTTCAACATTTTCTAATAATGGTGAAAAAGTTCTTGACTTAGATACTTTTATAGGTGATGGTTCAACAACACAATTTGTAACTCCAGTTGTTTATAAAACAGGATTGTCATATACATTAACTGTTGACGGTGAAACTGTTCAAACTGATTTATCAGAAACAGATTCTACATTTGAAACTAAAAATAGAGCCGTATTTAAATTAGGAACAATACCTAACGATGGCGCAGTAATTCAATATGCAATTTATGAAAGCTCAGCTAAAGCATTTAGCCAAATAACAACAGATAGTTTTACTGGTAACGGTGTTAATAAAGAGTTTACATTAAGCCAAACTCCGTTTACTAGTGAACCAACTAGTCAAAACATTATTGTTAGAGTTGGTAATAAATTTTTAGATGCAGGAATTAATCAACAATTTAAAGTTATATCTACTCGTGAATATCAGTTACGTCAATGGCAAGTTTCAACAGCAACAATTAGTGCTGAAAATGTTAGGGTCTTTTTAAATGGAGTTGAACAAGCTCTTAACACAACTTGGCGTTGGGATACATTTAACGGAGCAGTTGTATTAAACACAGACGTTGGTAATACTGGCGATACGTTAGAAGTTTTTGTTATTGATAGCGGTGCTTACCAGATGGGATATTTTGATAGTGGAACAAGTTTATTTGTTAAAACACCTAATAAAGTTTATTTAGATACTGCTCCAACTAATGGTGATGTTGTTACTGTATACCAGTTTAGTAAACATGATATTAGAAAAATTGAAAGAGAAGTATTTGATGTAGTGGCAAGAAATGCTGTTACAATTGGAACAGATAGCTATACAGAATATCATCAATTAACTAATGGAATAATCAGATTACGTGAAGAAGCCATTGATGCTCATTATGTATGGGTTACGTTAAATCAGGTAGCATTAACTCCTAGTGTTGATTATTATGTTACTGATGATAGAAAACATATTAGGATTGTAGTTGATATTGATGCTAATGATAAAATTGAAATTATACATTTTACTAATCCTGTAATTATTCCAAAATTTGGGTTTAGAATTTTTAAAGATATGCTTAATAGAACACATTATAAGCGTTTAGGAGATAGTAATAAATATACATTAGCTGAAGATTTAAATTGGTATGATAGTAAGATAATTGTTACAAATTATGATAGTTTGCCACTTCCTAATAAAGATAAAGGAATTCCGGGTATATTATTTGTAAATGGAGAGCGTATAGAGTACTATCTGAAAGAGGGTGGAGCGATTAGACAGTTACGTAGAGGTACTTTAGGGACAGGTATTGCAGAGAAGCATTCTAAAGGGTCAGATGTGTTTGATCAAAGCCCACCTCAAACAATGCCATATAAAGACGAGATATTAACCCAGGTATTTACAGCAGACGGATCAACTAAAGCTATAACAGTTGATTTTGTTCCAAAATCTGTAAATGATTTTGAGATTTTTGTAGCAGGAAAGCGTTTACGCAAAAATGCAATTAGCTCATTTGATAAAACTGTTGATTTAGACAGTCCTGAAGCAGATGTTACATTACCAGCTGAATTTAGCGTTGATGGAACAACGTCAACAGTAACAATGTTGAATACACCACCTATTAATAGTAAAATTATAGTGGTTAGAAAGCTCGGAAGAACTTGGACTGACTCAGGAGTTCCGTTGCATAGACAGGAAAATAACATAGGACGTTTCTTAAGAAGCAAAGAGGTAACGTTACCTAAATAAATACACTTGTAGGATGATAATATGACAGACAATTTTAAAGAGCAAAACGGTGTACTTTTACAAGGACACATTAAGATTCATGATCCGAACTCGGGCGAAATCTTCGTAAACAAGCGAAATGCTATTCACTATGAAAATATGAGTATTGCATTAGCAGATAGTTTAGCGAACCAAGGCCAAGGGTTTGTTAGTAGCATGGTTTTTGGTAATGGAGGAACTTCAGTAGATCCGACAGGAATTATTACATATTTGTCACCAAATTCCACCGGTACAAACGCGAGTTTATATAGTCAAACATACACTAAAGTAATTGACGATAATTCAGTTAATAATACAGATCCTACAAGAAATAAGCTAGAAACACGTCATGTTAGTGGTACAAATTATACAGATATTTTAGCAACTTGTTTATTAGACTATGGTGAGCCTAGCGGACAAGATGCAATTGATAATGCAACTGGAAGTGAAAGTTTATATGTATTTGATGAGTTAGGACTTGTAAGTTATGCAAAATCAGGAACTGGTAGATTATTAACTCATGTAGTTTTCCATCCAGTACAAAAGAGTTTAAATAGGTTAATTCAAATTGATTATACCGTAAGGGTACAAAGCCTAACCGGCTTTAATGAGGCGTAGGGTAAATGGCATATTTAGTATCACATACTGACCTAGCAAATAAGGGTACTATTACCGTTGAAGATAATACCATCAATCAGGTTACTAGTTTAGATATTCCTGGACGTAATACTACGGCTTATGGAACAGCTATTGCAGATAACTTTTTACATTTACTAGAAAATTTTGCTTTTAATACATCTCCAAGAAACCCTGTTGAAGGACAACTATGGTATGATACTACAGTTGGAGTTAATCAATTAAAAATTTATGACGGCACTAACTGGATTTCTGCAAGTGGATTAAAGAAGGCAACTAATGAACCTGCCGCAAATCAATCAGTAGTTGGTGACTTATGGGTTGATACAGATAACCAACAGCTTTATCTTTTTACAGGATCAGGTTGGATTTTAGTAGGACCAACATTTAGTGATGGATTGTCAACAGGTATTAAACCTGCAGTGATTGTTGGAACAGATAACGTTTCTTATACAGTTTTACAAGTAGAAGTTAAAGCAAAAGTACTTGCAATAATTTCAACAGAAAAGTTTGTACCAAAAAGTGTTATTAATGGCTTTACTACAATTTTTCCAGGATACAATTTAAGTACAGTAGATATTACAGGCGACGGTGCTGGAAAATATTACGGCACGGCAGAGAAAGCAGAAAACTTAATAGTAAGCGGAAAAGTAGTAACGGCGTCTAGCTTTTTAAGAAATGATGTTTTAAGTACAAGTTTATTTCCACTTAAAATTAAAAATAATTCAGGTGTTATTGTTGGATCAGATAGTGCTATGTCAATTGGCGTTGAAGGCCAAGCAGGCATTATTGCCCACCAAACATCAGGATCTAATATTGACATAAGAGTTAATGATAATGGTACAATTAAAACAGTTGTTAGAATTGACTCACAAGCTAGAGTAGGTATTAATAATTTATCACCAGACCAAGCATTAGATGTTACTGGTAATATTCAAACTGATAGTGCATTGTTAGTAGAAGGTACGACTGATGCGTCAACTATTAGTACAGGAAGTATTACAACAAAAGGTGGCGTAGGAATTGCTAAAAAATTATTTGTTGGTGGTGATAGTAATATTGCAGGGTTACTTACAACTCAAAATATTGTACCTAATTTAACACTAGCACGTAATTTAGGAACGACAAATGAACAATGGTTAAATGTTCATGCACAAACATTTATTGGTAATTTAACAGGAAACGTTACAGGTACAGTTAGTGGACGTTCTGGATCTGCAGATAAACTTGCAAGTGCCACAACTTTCCAAATGACAGGAGATGTTACATCGCCGTCATTTAGTTTCGATGGGCAAGACCAAAGTACTAAAACTTTTACTACTTCTATTGCAAATAGTTTTATTGCTAATAAACCAGATAGTGCTACAAGTCAAGTCGATGATGAAATATTAATTAATAGAGTAAGTGGAACAACTGGTGTATATAAAGTTACAAGAAATAATTTGTTTAGCTCAATACCAACATATCCAGTTGGTGGAATTACAATGTGGGGTGGAGCAGTTGCACCACTTAACTGGTTAATATGTGATGGGCGTGAAGTTGCTATAGCACAATATCAAAATTTGTTTAATGCAATTGAATACAACTTTAAAGATCAAACGTTAGTTACAGCAGGATTTTTTGCACTACCAGATTTAAGAGGTAGGTTTCCATTAGGTTTAGATAACATGGGTGGTACTAGTGCTAATTCAGTTACAAGTTCGGCGGCTGATAACATAGGTACACACTCAGGACAACAAACACAAACTATTGCAGTTACAAATTTACCAGAACACGAACATGATTTAAGAGGTGATAGTGGTGATCAGTTTTATACTATTAGAGATGTTTCTTCGACACCAAATGATCCAGAAACAATTCAATATGATGCACCAACTGGAACAGGGGCGGGACAAGCTATGCCAACAAGTGGCGGAGTATTAACAGGGCAATCAGTACCGCTAGGATCACCGGTAGATATTATGAATCCGTATATGGCGGTTAATTTTATAATATATTGTGGGGTATTAGAGGTAAGCTAATGAGTTATAAATTAAACAAAACAGACGGAACCTTATTAGTTGATTTAGTTGACGGCCAATTAGATACTACTACAAGTGATATTTCTTTAATAGGTAAAAACTATTCAGGGTTTGGTGAAGCATTAAATGAAAATTTAATTAAGATGCTAGAGAACTTTGCGAAGTCTTCTGCTCCTAGTAATCCATTAAAAGGCCAGCTATGGTACGACACATCATCGCAACGAGTAAAAGTTTATGATGGTACTGGTTTTAGAACAAGTGGTGCACCGTCTGTACAAGCACAGCAACCGAGTACATTAGTTGCAGGTGACCTTTGGATTGACAGTGATAAAAATCAACTTCATTTTTATGATGGAAGTGATTTAGAATTAGCTGGACCAATATATAGTAAAGCACAAGGTAAAAGTGGATTTGAAGTTGTTACTTTAATAGATACATTTAATAATAGTCAAGTTGTAATGAAATATTTTATTGCAGGAACTATTGTAGGTGTATGGAGTAATACAGAATTTACACCAGCAGTAGGATATACTATTTCTGGTATAACTGGAGTCATTAAAAAAGGATTTACGCCTGTTGCTCTTGCTGATTTTAGATACAGAGGTGTTGCAGATCAAGCCAGTGCATTAAGAGATGCTAATGGCAATGTTAAGTCAGCGGCACAATTTTTACCAGCAGATGCTTCAGCAACTACAACTGGAACATTAACTGTACAAAATTCCGGCGGCCTTACAATTGGATTAGCACAAAATAATATTTTAAAAGTTGTAGGCACATCTTTTGTTAGTGAGAATCAATTATCAAATCATGACTGGAAAGTTAGAGTTAGAAAGCCAACTGGGTTTGTTGATGCTCTTGTAGTTGATACAACAAATTCACACTTTGGGGTATTCCAATCAACGCCACAATATGCACTTCATGTTGGCGGAGATATGAAAGTTGATGGAGACTTTTTAATAGGCGGTTCCCAATTTAATATTGAAGTACAGAATTTAAGGGTAGAAGATAAGAATATTGAACTAGCAATAACAAGTGATAGTACAGTACTTAATAATGCTGGAGTAGATGGCGGTGGTATTATACTTAAATCTTCACAAGTAGATAAAGAGTTATTATGGAAGAATTCTACTCAAGCATGGACTAGTTCAGAAAATTTTGATCTAGCCGCAACTAAAGGTTATAAAGTTGATGGTGCAGAAGTATTAAACAAAACTGAAATAGGATCAACAGTAACACAGGCGTTAGGGTTAACACAAATAGGTACACTTACTACGTTAAGTGTTGATGATATTACTCTTAACGGTAACGCAATTTCAACTGGTACAGCTAGTTTACAAATTACTAGTAATGGTGCTATTACTATTACAAATAACCAGAGAATTTCGGGATTAGCGAATCCTACATCTGATCAAGATGCGGCAACTAAAGTTTATGTTGACGATAAAATTGCTGATGAGCCTGTTATTTTGACTATAGATCCAGGATCACTTACAAATGCACAAATTGCCACAATAATTGAAGATATATATCCAGCGGCGAATAAAAAGACTGGATCGTATGCTTATGTAATATGTTCTTCAGTATCAGGAGCAACGGTACAGAATATTAGTTTTCAAGATTCAAATGCTGGGAATCCTGGGTATATAAACAAATCATTAATAGCTGTTGATTCAAATGGTGTACAAAACGAATCAGTTATACAGGATTTTGGAATAGCAAACGCAACAGGTACAGTACAAACAAATGTAACTAGAGGATTAAAGCGATTTATCGTAGCGGGTAATACATGGGTGTTTGAGTCTGATAGAGGCTCCAGCGGCGGTTTATGGTAATAAACGATAAATATAATTAACAGGGGTTAACATATGGCATATACAATAGATAGATACAGTGGTGTAACACTAGTAGTCGTAGAAGACGGTACAGTTGATCAAACTACTGATATCAAATTAGTAGGTAAGAACTATGCCGGATACGGCGAAATTCAGAATGAAAATTTTCTACACTTATTAGAGAATTTTAGCGGTGCGGCTCAGCCACCAAAAGCAATTTCAGGACAAATTTGGTATGATGCCACTTCAAGAAAATTAAAATTTTATGACGGGACCAAGTTCCGTACAACAGGCGGTGCAGAAGTTGCCACAACTGCGCCAGCAGGATTAGCCACTGGTGACCTATGGTTTGACTCAGCTAATGAACAATTATATGCTTATAATGGAACAGGTTATGTTCTAATTGGACCTCAAGGTATTGGCGCTACAGTTTCACAGATGGTAACAAGATCTGTACGTGATACAAATAGTGTAAACAGAATTATTATTGCCGCTACAGTTAATGATGAAGTAATTTTCATTATAAGTTCGGTAGCATTTACTATTGATGCAACAGATCCAAGCAATACTATTACAGGATTTGACAATATTAAGAAGGGTACTACATTACGTAATACTACTAATGCTACAGGCGGTGTTACTAGTTCAACAGATTATTACTGGGGAACAGCAAGTAACTCATTAAAGTTAAATGGTAAATCAGATACAGATTTTGCTCTTGCAGGATCAGGAGCATTTACTTCATTAACAACGTTTGCAGACGCTGGTATAGCCATTGGTGACTCCAATGACATGAAGATTTACATCGAAAATGATAATGAAGGTGTAATACAAAACCAGGTTGGTACAAAAATTAAGTTTAAATTAGACGATGCGTTAGGAAATGTTAAAGAGCCTCTTACAATGGATGCTACAGGTATGTTTCCTCCAACAACGGATACGTTTACTTTAGGAACATCATCATTAAAATTTGCAAGTGTTCATGCAACAGCATTTACTGGGTTGGCTTCACAAGCTGAAACACTTAAAGTAGGTGCTAATTTTAGATCAGCAGATACTGCCGCAACTAATAATACTGTAGCAGTTAGGGATGGTAGCGGGAATTTATTTGCAAATCTATTTACTGGAACAGCTACAGCGGCACAATACGCTGACTTGGCAGAAAAATATACAACTGACAAAGTATACGACTATGGTACAGTAGTTGCAGTTAGTGAAGATGCCAGTACAGAGCTTACAGAATGTGATGTAACAAACGAAGATAAAGCATTGGGATTTGTTGCACCAGCGCCAGTTGGTGTTATTAGTGAAAATCCAGCGTATTTAATGAATGCAGATGCTGATGGCCAAAATGTTGCACTTAAAGGACGAGTTCCAGTAAGAGTAGTTGGAGCAGTAGTCAAAGGCCAGAGTCTTTATGCAGGTGTAAAAGGTACAGCTACTACTGTAATTGAAAATGGTGCATTAATAGTAGGCGTTGCCCTCGAATCAAATACTAGTGTTTCAGAGAAACTAGTTGAATGTATATTAAAGGTATAAATTATGGCAGTTGGTGATATAATCACAGCGGCACGGTACAACAATTTACAAAGTCGTGTTGCGACAATTATGGGTACAGGATCAGGTGATGAAGGATACGGGCAATCCTTGAATAGTTCACAAGTTGCTACAAACGAAAAAGTTACAGCAACTCATATGTCATTACTTTTTGACGATCTTTCAGCAGGTAGAAAACACCAAACAAATTTAGCACCAAGTAGTATTGCTCTTATTGTCCAAACTGATGTAATTGAAGATAGTAATACTGTTAATAAAAAAGGTGTTGCCCAATATGAAAGTTTAACTACTACACTTGAAAATGAAAGATTTTTAATTGACGTTAACCAAGGTACAGCAGAAGCTGGTGTTCAAGGTCAATATACTAATCCATGGGATGGTCAACTTGATCATATAGTAAATGTTTCATTTACTGATAGTAATCATGCCAGACATTTTTTTAACTCCGGTGGTGAAATTCGTTTTTCGGCAAATATTGCATTTACAGGTACTGAAGCTAAAACAATTAATTGGGCTACAATACTATCTAATATGCAAACAGTAAAATTTAATTATACAGACACATCAGCAACAGGATCAGGAACAGGATCAAACATTGGTTATTTTGATGTTACTACCACTTACCAAACAATTTTTGATAAACAAGGATCAGGGCAGTATACAGAAAACCATTATATTATCGAAGTAAAAGGTAATGTAGCAGTTAATCCTGATATTTTAACATTTAGAATTAATTTTAATGATGATGATCCTACAGATCCAGGTTTTCCAGTTGATGAAACAGTTAAAGGTACACTTACAAGTATAGTTTCTCAATTCCGTGCAACTGGTGTAAATGTTTCGGTTCCAACACCAACTCACGCCAACGACGCTGGTTCTAATTTAACCTAATTTAAACTCTCCAAAGTATTTTTCCTGTAAATATAGCATAATTATAGGAGAAAGTTATGGATGAGCGATTATCCAAAGCATTAGATTTTTCTAATTATATGGTAACGCTTAATAACCAAAAGCGTGTTTTAAAAGAAAAATACTATCAAAGTGCTGTACATTATTTTAATGGCGGTCAATTCGCAGTTACTAAAGAATTAATTACTTTTGTGAGTATGCTTATTAGTAAAGGCAACGATTCAGATATAGTATTACTTGACGATAATGACACTCCGATTAAAATTAAAGATTTAATTAAGTTCTTTGACGATATTATGGATATCTATTTTACTGCAACTAATGAGTATCAAACAGAGTATGAAAAAATTCGTACTAAAAGGACCGTGTCGGGATTAGTTGATTATGAGCAAAAATAAAAAAGGTGTATTAATCTTTGCTCGAAATAATGCTCAAATAGATTATATTAAACAAGCACATTTTTTAGCAAAACGTATTAAACATTATCTTAATCTTCCAACAACTGTAGTTACTGACAGTATTAATTACCTTAAAGATACATATAAAGATTATAAAACAGTCTTTGATCAAGTAATTGAAGTTCCTTTAGCAACTTCTCCTAGTAGAAAACGCTATTATGATGGTACTAATGTTTTTAAACAATTAGAATTTAAGAATGATTTAAGAACTAGTGCATATGATTTAACACCATATGACGAAACGTTGATGTTAGATAGCGATTATATTGTAAGTAATGATTTATTTAAGAACTGTTTTACACAAGATCACGATTTTTTAATTTTTAAAGAAGCACATGATTTGAGTGGTTTTAGAAATGATGCACAATTTGTTCATATTAGTGATACTAGTGTTGATTTTTATTGGGCAACGTGTGTATTTTTTAGAAAAACAGAAGCTAATAAAATATTCTTTGATTTAACAAAACATATTCAAGAAAATTGGCAACACTATAATAGTATCTTTCAGATTAATAGAGGCACTTTCCGTAATGATTGGGTGTTTAGTATTGCAATTCATATAATGAACGGTTATCAACGTGGAAATTTTTCTCATACAATGCCAGGTAAAATGTATTTTACTAGTGATAAAGACATTTTATGGGAGTTACAAAAAGATCAATTTTTATTTCTAATACAGAAAGATAAGTTCTTAGGTGAATACACTCCTTTAAAAGTAAAAGGAAGTAGTGTTCATGTAATAAACAAGTTTAGTCTTAATAGGATAATAGATAATGAGTAAAGGCTTTGTATTTTTAGCACAAAATAGTAAGGATGACTATGTTTTACAAGCGTGTTTACTTGCTATGAGTTTAAAAGCAACTCAAAAAGAATGTAATATATGTTTAGTTACTAATGATTCTGTTCCTGAAAAATATATTAAGCTATTTGATATTATAAAAGAAATTCCCTGGAGTGATAATGCAGAAAACAAGGAATGGAAAGTAGATAATCGTTGGAAATTATATCATGCATCACCATATGACGAAACTATTATTCTTGATACTGATATGTTAGTATTACAAGACTTAGAAAATTGGTGGGCATTTTTAAAAAATTACGATTTATTTTTTGTTAATAATGTTTATACATATAGAGGAGAACGTATAACAAATGATTATTATCGTAAAACATTTACTGTAAACGAATTACCTAATTTATATGCAGGATTTCATTATTTTAAAAAGTCAAAATTTGCACAAGAGTTTTATGCATGGTTAGAATTAGTAATGAATAATTGGGAATTATTTTATGGGAAATATGCTAAAGAATTATATCAAAAAAGTTTAAGTGTAGATTTAAGTGCATCTATTGTTGCTAAAATACTTGATTGTGATAAAAAAATTACAAATAATAAAACATTATTCCCAAGTTTTACACATATGAAACCGTATATACAAGGTTGGGAAAATGCTAGTAGTAAATGGCAAGATCGTGTAGGCAGTTATTTGACAGATGACTTAAAATTAAAAATTGGAAATCATATGCAACAAGGAATCTTTCATTATACTGAAAAGGATTTTGTTACACATGATAAGATTAAAAAGTATAGAACTTGGTTAGGTATATAAATTATGGAACGTTACGCAGTTTTTAATCCAGATACTGGAGAACTTTTATCATTACCTAATTATAAACCGGAAGATGGGAGTTACATTGAAGTAAACATTAAAGATGTTGAAGGTATTTTATTAGGCCATGAACAATTATCTCATTATCGTGTCGAATATTCTAAACGTAAGAAAAAGTATGAATTAAAATCTCATTTAATGGATGATATAGACTCATTTAATGTTAATGATTTAATATATGAATTACCTACTAGAAAAACAAAAGATGCAGATTTAACTATAACCCAAAATATTAAAGATACTTGTTGGAAAATTAGTGTTGGTGGAAATCTTAAATCTAATTTATTATCACAAAAAGTAAGTTTTAATAACAAGTTAAGTTTTAGTATTACTAGAAAGAATGATCCAAACATTTTGTATAAAACATTACGGTTTGATTTTAACCAATTTGAAGATGGCAAGTATCTGATTATACCTTTTGATCAAGAGTTTGAATTTAAAAAAGAACCAGTTTCAATTTATACAATGAAAAAATTAGACAAATATTATTATGAGGTTATTAAATGAAATTTAAAGTAATTGCAGGCCCGTGTCAGCATGAAAGTTTAGAGCATAGTCTAAAAGTTATAGATTATTGTAAAGCTACTGCTCATAATACAGAGTTTGATTATTATTTTAAAGCTAGTTTTGATAAAGCTAATAGAACTAGTATTAATAGTAAGCGTGGATTAGGATTAGAACAAACGCTTATAGATTTTGCAGAAATAAAGGCACAATATCCTAAACTTAAAATTCTTACTGACGTTCATGAACGTGATCAAGTAAAGAAAATTTCAGGAATAGTTGATGTAATACAAATTCCTGCATTTCTTTGCCGTCAAACAGATTTAATTAGAGAAGCGTGTGATTCTGGATGTATTGTTAATATTAAAAAAGGTCAATTTTTGTCTCCTTATGAAGTTGATGGCATTATTAGTAAAACTGAAGGTGCTAAAGAAGTCTGGATTACTGAACGTAGCACAAGTTT